ACTGGCTTAGCGGGGATATGAAGATGGAAGATATGATCCCATCGCAGCAAGAGGAGTTCGTGCATTGGAAGCGTCTAAAAGCAGAGTGGTTCACGCAGATGAAGCTACGGGGCACCAAATATGGTCGCTTCTATACAGCCACTACAGTCGCGGACAAGTTCCGGGACTTCCCCTCGATCTACTTTGTTTACTTCGCAGACTTCCGTGGGAGATTGTACGCACAAACAACGGGCGTATCACCGCAAGGGTCCGATATGCAGAAAGCATTGTTGAGGTTCGCCAATGGCAAGCCCTTGGACAGCTTAGAAGCAGAACGGTGGTTCTGTATCAACGGCGCGAACAAGTGGGGCTACGACAAGGACAGCTTGGACGGACGGGTTCAGTGGGTCAAGGAGCACCATCAGCAAATCATGGACTTCGCAGCCGACCACGTAAGCAACAGCGGTTGGCGTGACGCGGATGCACCGCTACAGTTCCTAGCGTGGTGCTTCGAGTATGCGGAGTGGAAGACCAACCCGCACACCTTCATTAGCCACATCCCCGTGGGTATGGACGGCTCTTGCAACGGACTACAGAACTTCTCCGCGATGCTACGGGATGAGGTTGGCGGCAAGGCTACTAACCTTGTGCCCTCGCCGCTTCCCAACGATATCTACCAGATGGTCGCTGACGTGACTTCCCTCGCGTTGCGCCGCGCTGAGCCGGACGATAGCGGTTACCGGGACAAGTGGCTCAAGCACGGCATTAACCGCACCCTAGTCAAGCGGTCCGTGATGACCCTGCCATACGGCAGCACCCGCTTCTCTTGCTCGGACTTCATCGTGGGTGACTACCTCAAGATGGGCAAGGCTACGGAGTTTGAGAAGACGGAGTACAACAAGGCGGCGCAATACCTTAGCCACTTTGTTTGGGACGCCATTGGCGAAGTCGTGGTCAAGGCGCGGGAGGCAATGGTTTGGCTCCAGAAGGGTGCCAAGCAAGTTATCAAGAACGGCGACGAGACTATCCGCTGGGTATCCCCTAGCGGCTTCCCCGTTATCCAGAGCTATATGCAGCGCAGCGAGCATCAAATCCGCACCAACCTTTGCGGCACGGCTATGCTTAAGCTGCACAAGGATACAGATAATCCAGATGCCAACCGGCACCGCAACGGCGTAGCGCCTAACTTCATTCATAGCTACGACGCGGCCCACTTGCACCTAGTAGCAGTCGCGGCTAAGGCCGAGGGTATGCAGCTTGCCATGATACATGACGACTATGGCACACACGCAGCAGACGCCCAGCGGTTCTACAACATCATCCGCGAAACCTTTGTGGCGATGTACGAGCGCGTTAACCCGTTGGAAGAGTTTGCCGCACAGTATGATCTGTCCGAGCCGCCTACCAAGGGGTATCTTAATCTCCGGGACGTGCTTTCCTCTCCCTACTTTTTCTCGTAGGGTAGGGGAAAGTTAGTTTCGTCACCCTAGAACACAAGGAGCATCTATTGCCCGATAATACCAAGAAGGTTATAGAAGTACATAGACTTAGTAGAGAAGGCTACCAAGCCCTTGAAAAGCTATGTGGACCTATCAAACCTACTACTACCACAACCTCTATTGAGGCCGGGTACGCCCTTGGAGTGCAGCACGTACTCCAACTCCTTAGGGAAGGGTTTACTCATGGGTAACCGCAGAGTGCGGCCGGATGACTACGCTAGGATAGCAGTCTCCGTGATCGAGTGTATTGATAATGTACGCCAAGAGAATGATAAAGCCATAGCGAAGCGCCTCGATGAGGAAGCGGTTATGTCCCACATTATCTCCAGCCCTAATGCTTGGCTGGTGGACGATACGTTCTTGGTAGTGTACGGCATCGTTACCCCGTGGTATGCTCCACGTAACAGTTTTGAGCTTCGAGAAGAGTTGGTGCTGCGGCTTACGCATAACTCCAGCTCCTTCTCGGTAGTCCCTGAGTTCCTAGCTCAGCGGGCTGAGGCTGAGGGCGTTGTTTTGACGGCAGTGGGCACAGCCCTCGCTAGATCAGACGACGCCCTCGCCACTAAATATGAACACCACGGCTTCCGAAGGGAGGCTACCCTTTTAACTAGAGAAAGCTGAGGATGGATTAATGTGCTTTGGTACTGGTGCTGCCAAACGGCAAGCGCGCGCTACTGAGAAAGCCGCTGCGGATCAGGCCAAAGCCGACCGTCAAGCGGCTATTGCTTTGCAGCAAGGTAGAGAAACTATGATCGCCCAAGCCCGAGCCTCTGAACAGGCGCAAACCCTTTTGGACGTTCCAATGCAACAGGCGGAAGTCGATCTTGCTACGCCTAGCGCGGAGATTGACCCCACTACTGGTAGGCGTCGTCCTACGCGGGCAGCCTTTATGTCAACCCGACCTGTCGGCTCTGGGCTAAGGATTTAATCTATGGCCCACGCTACTAAAGCTTCGGCTAGGTGGTCAGAGCTTGATGGCAAGCGGCGTGGGTTTATCTCTCGTTGCGAGCAGTATGCTTCCCTGACCCTGCCAAAACTTTGTACCCCTAACGGGTACAACCAGAACAGCCAAGAGCTTTCCCACGACTATCAGTCCGTTGGCGCTCAGGCTGTGAACCATTTGGCTAACAAGCTTATGCTGGCACTCTTTGCGCCAAGCCGCCCGTTCTTCCGCCTTGACCCTACGGACAAGATGCTTGCGGAGCTTCAACAGTTGGAGCTTACGCCTGACGCCTTGGCCCTAGTGCTGGCTCAGGGAGAACAGAAGGCGGTTAACGCGCTGGACCGCATGGCTATGCGTCCCAAGCTTTACGAGGCGGTGAAGAACCTGATCGTGCTTGGCAACGTCCTGCTCGAACTACAAGATGACACTGCCCGCGTTATTGGCATTAAGCGATACTGCACCCGGCGCTCCGCGTCTGGAAAGCTGCTTGAGCTTATCGTTATGGATACCGTCGAGTTCAATGAGCTTGAGGAAGAAGTCCGGGACGAGGCCAACCGCCAAGGGTTCCGCCCGCCGCAAGACGGGCACGTACAGCATTACCGCTGGATTAAGCGTCTTCCCTCCGGGGACTACGAAATGTCCCAGCACGTTGACGAAATACGCCTAAGCAAGAAGTTTGACGGCAAGTGGTCCGAAAAGAAGATGCCCTTCCGGGTGTTGACTTGGGACCTCGGTGACGATGCCAACTATGGCACCGGGCTGGTCGAGGATTACAAAGGTGACTTTGCTGGCTTGTCCATGCTTAGCACCGCGCAAATCCAAGCTGCCATTCTTTCTAGCGAGTTCCGCTGGCTGGTTAATCCGGCTGGCCACACTAAGGTCGAAGACTTTAGAGACAGTGAGAACGGCGCTGCTATCCCCGGAGTTGCGGGAGACGTTAGCCTTGTCCAATCGGGCAAAGCTGCGGACCTCGCTATTATTCAGGCGGTGGCTGGCGACTACGTTAATCGCATCGGGCGGGGCTTCCTGCTTGGTTCAGCGATTACGCGGGACGCCGAGCGCGTTACTGCCGAGGAAATCCGTATGCAAGCCCAAGAGCTTGAGACGAGCCTTGGCGGTGCGTATTCCCGCCTAGCCATTGATTTCCAGATGCCTATGGCTTACTGGCTCATGGCCATCATCAAGATGAACATTGACGGCACGGACGTTGAGCCCTCGATTGTTACGGGTATGGACGCTCTTAGTCGCGGTGGTGACCTTGACAACATGAAACTGTTTCTCGCTGACTGCGCTGCCCTTGGGAACATTAATCCCATCGTGCTTGCGCGTATGAAGATTGACAACGTGATTACGGGCTTTGCTACGGGACGCCGGATTAATCCGGGCCAGTACGTTAAGTCCGAGGGCGAGGTCGCACAAGAACAAGCGCAACAACAGCAAGCGCAACAAGAACAAATGGCCGCACAGGCCGGGGCTAATGCCGCAGAAGGCATTGCCATCAACCAAGCTGCACAAGGAAGCTAATGACAGACGTAAGTAATCAAAGCGGCCAAGGGCCTTCCCCTGCTGCTGCGCCCGCTGCCGCTCCTGCTGTAGCTGTCGCTCCTGCACCAGCGGCCCCTGTCGCTGCCCCTGCACCCGCTCCTGCGGCCCCTGCACCGGCACCTGCCCCTGTCGAGGCCCCTAAGGTCGGTGAGGACGCCGCCCCTGCTCCTGAGGCCCCCACGGGGGTTGCGGACGAGGCT